GCGATAGAATCTGATGTTCAAGAGTTACAAATCAAAAAAGACGAAATAGAAAGTTCTATCAGTAAGGAAAACTAATGCCCTATTTTGATGAGTCTCCAGCAAAGTTTGGAGAAACAAAAGAAAAAAATACAGTTCGCTTAGAAGACAACACTACATCAAATCGAAATGTTGATGAGAGATTGTTGCGTCTAAAAATGAAACAATTAGTTCAGAAAGAATTCTTTCATCAATTAGAACCCGTTGAAGTCATAGAGATTGAAGAGGAAGAAGGCGGAAATAAATTTGGAAACATTATTGGTAGATACATTTATTCTGAATACAATATTTCAAAAGGAGATGCCAGAAGTAATGGAAGTTTTAAACCAATCAATTCTAACATTTTACAAATGCCTTTACCAGGTGAACTTGTAGTCGGATTGGAATTTAACGACGAAAGATATTATTTTTCTGCACTGAATCCGAGCACTGAAATTATCAACAATGATAAACAAACTATTAACCAAAGTGTTTTCGATGAAGAAAACAATACAACACCAGTTGAAGAACAAACAGATTTTGAAAATATTTCTAATAATAAGAGAGGAAAACGTAATGAGTTCAGGCCAGGTGATACTCTAATTCAAGGTAGACATAATAATTACATACATTTATCAAGTAGACAATTTGGTAAGGGTGGGCCAGACTCAGGTAATATTCTGATTGGTGCTTTAAATAATGATAAAGGTGGTAGTGAAATTCAATTAATTTCATCTGGTTCTAATTCTTATCCTTTAGCTGTTGACCTTGCTGGTTTATCTATGAACAAATCATCAAATGGTAGAAGTGTATTATCTAATAGAGACCAATTCGTAGCTAATAGATTTTCAGAACCTTCTATATTTATGAATTCTGATAGAATAGTTCTGCACGCAAGGTCTGAGGATATAGCTATTTTTGCAACAAAAGGTAATGTTCACATCAAAGGAACAAAAGTTCAAATAAGAAATTCACGACAAATTAGTTTAAGTGCAAATGAAGTAGTTAATGAAACTAAAAAATTATATCGTTTAAAAGAGGACT